TATTCATTCCGTAGCCTCCGGGCTCGATGCACTATAGCATAAAAAATAATGAAAAAACTTTCATTTTATTGATACACAGTATAAAAAACTATGTTATAGTTATTTATATCCAATAAGGGATATCAAACAAGAGGTACAAAATGACAAAAAAAGCAGCAGTAACAAGATTAAAAAATAAGATTTCAAAAATGAGTAATGAAATCATCGTTTCAGTATTAAAGGATATGGCTAAACCTTGGGATAAATATACTTCAGAAGAGAGAATGGTAAAAGCTTATCTTTATGATGAATACGAAGATCGTAACGGAGAGGAAGCAGTAGATATCCTTTTAGATGTTATAGAAGCAATCGAAGAAAGCAAACGATAATCAATCAACCTGGGGAGGGCTTTCCTCCCCATTCACTCAAAGAGGTACAAAATGGAACGATATCAATATTTTACAAAGTATGAAGGGATTATAGATGCTTGCAATCGCTTAAGATTATCCGGAGCGAATAAGCATAACGCTAAGGAGATCGCAGGTAATCTCTTTAAGGTATGGGTAGAAGGGTATAAGAAGATGAGCGGAGAGAAAGTAGATAAGCATGATGTATATCCTAATCTCTATGTTCTTATCAAAGAAGAGCAATTGCTAACCCTTAACCAAGTAGCGAAGATCGCTAAGCACTATGGGATCTCGAAAGCAGTTCTAGAGATGCGTATTAATGATTTTAGTAAAGTTAACTAACAAGAGGTACAAACAATGAAAACAATTAAAGAACAAATAATAGGCCATATCCTAGTAACGGTGGCCTTCTCTTCTCTCTTCGCTACTTATGCTCTCCTATGCTATGCGGTGGGGGTGTAAGATGATTAAACTAAATAGAATGGATGAAGATAGAACCTTCTCTCTTAATATGACCTTCAGAACAAAAGTAAATATCTACGAATTAAGCGAAGATTATCATATAAAGCATATAACAAGAAGTATGATTGGTCTCTCTTTAGAATCTCTTATTAAAGAACAACTACCATTCAAGCCGGAAGTTTTTATATATTGTGTCAAAGTAGATAAGATCCATGAAGTTAACAAGGTAGAGAAGCTTGGTAATATAACTTTACTTATGGAATATAGAACTACTTTAAAAGTAGAAACAGTAATTAATTATGGGGGTGTAAGATGACTAAATCTCAAAAATATAAAGCTATGTTTTTAATGAATACTAAAGCTTGGTCTGATGATTTTATAGATATATACGAAAAATGTCAAGAGGATGCTTTTTTGATTCTACACGATTGCGAATTATCATTAAATAGCCCATCTCTAACAAAATATATAACCTGTGAAGCAATCTTCCTACTCGTAGATGGTAGTTATATTATTTTTAAAACATGGGAAGAGATCACAACTTGTACAGTTTTTAAAAAACAAGGGTTCGTAATGAGTTGTATAGAACTTGTAGATCTCTCCTCTGCTATGTCCTCGGTTATTGTCTGCAGAAATCTATCTAAATTATTAAAAGGAGAAACAAAATGAATAAGCGCAGAAGAAACTACATAAAAGAGAATGGAAGAACATCTCTCCGAAAGATGAGTAACAAGAGAACACCATCTAAGCCCATCTTCTTAGATAATTCAGCTCCAATCTCTGCAGCGAAGCAGATAGGCTCGATATGTAAAGTATGGAGTTCTATTTATTGTAATTGGGTATGGGAGGCTACGTTAAAAGTTAATGGGCTTATAGTTAGAAAAGAGTATTGTGAAGTCCTCCCGGACTATGCTATTTTATGGGCTAGACAGAAGTACCAGGCTATAAAGAATCCTCAATTCTCTAGAATGATACAAAAGGATATCGCAGAGAGTGATTTTACAATAGAGGATATTGCGGATACTATTGGGATTACAAAGAACGCGATCTCTAAGTGGATCTCCGGAGATTCCCATCCTACTTGCCCATATCTAGTAAGGTTATGTAAGATGCTCTATGGAGTTTATTGGGAAGCGCGTTACCTAACACTCTCTAAGATCTTAGAGATGGAGCGCGTATAATGTGGAAACTTGCCTATCAAAATATAATCCAAGGCCCTCCAGTAGCAATGGGGAGGCCTAGGATTACTCGAACCGGAAGAGCATACACTCCGAAAACGAGTAGAACTTATAAGGATGAAGCGGTTAAGGCTCTTAAAGATGGAACCGGTGAAGATTGGATAGCTCTTGATGGAATCTTCAAGATTAAAATATGCTTTGTACATCCTAGAACAAAGAGATTACTTCTGCAGAAAGGAAACCTTCCTCATGGTAGGATTTGGAGGCCAAAGAAGCCAGATATCGATAATCTTCTTAAGATGGTTCTTGATTGTATTACCCAATCGGAGATCTGGATAGATGATAATCGAGTGGTCTCTCTTACCGCAGAGGATTACTACTGCGGAGAGGATGAGGAAGCCCATACACTCTTTTCTATCTACCAGTGGAAAGAAGATGGATAAGAAATTTAAGATAAGCACCTTCTCGAATAAGTTTACTAGAATTCCAGTACCTGCAGAAGTATCTCTCCGTAATCTAGCACGTGCTCTTATGATGGCCTCTAAGCCCTTTCCAGTACGTGAGAAAGGAAGTCTTCCTCTCTGGAGTCCTACTACCTTTAACGGGAATCGAAGCGGGGTTAATGCTCTCGAGATCTCCTGTTTAGTATTTGATATGGATGATGGAACGGATTGGGGCCATAGATATAGCTTCTCTCAATATCATTACATAGCCCATACATCCTTTTCTCATTCCGAAGAGATCCATAAGTGGAGAATAATCCTACCTCTGGAAGAGCCTATACCTGCTACCGATTGGAAGAGAGCAGCTAAGGCAGCAAAGGAACTATGGGATAATACAATAGGAGAGGGGGTTCCAGATTCCAATGCTCTTACGGATTGCGCAAGAATGTATTATCGTTTTGCATACCCGGAGCGAGAAGATAAGGATCTTCAATCTACTACAGCCCATAAAGGAGAGGGCCTGCTTAGATTGGATTATTCCCATATTCCAAAGGAAGAGCCGAAGAAAAGATACGAACGATGGAAGCCAAGAAAAGCAGGAGCTAAGATCGGAGTGGAGGGATTATTCCATAATCTAGAATTTAGAATGAAGATAGCGAACCGGATAGGGGCTAGTATAGATGGCAATGTAGCTAGGAATGTAACTTGCCCTTCCTGCGGTAGAGATGAGGTTTATTTTTCAATAGATCCATATCTTCCTCATTCTGTTTTATGGCCTCACTGCAACCGCGCTAATAAATGCGGGTGGTGGGGTAATTTGGAGGACTTGATACAATGACCTACAAAGAAGTAATCCCTAGGGGTTGTACTCCTTTTGGGATGTTTATCTTTAGAGCTGCAGAGCATAAGAATTTAACACTCCAAGAGGTAGCCCTTAAGACTGGCATCTCTAAGCAGACTTTAAGAATCTATCTAACCGGATCCAGATATCCGAAGATCGATAGATACATAGCCCTAATCGAAGTAATATCAGATAGTCGAGAGGAGTTCCAGATCAATCTCGTAGGAGGATTATCTGTAATGTCGGAGCATATGTTCGCAGATAGAAGGATTAGATACAAAGAAAAAATAAACGATAACAATAATTCAAAATAACAAAAAAATAGTGAGGTACTATGTATTTTAATAAATGGGTAATCAAGCAGATTAAAGAATTAAAGATTTCCAGAAGGGAGCTATGTTCTACTACTGAAATATCCTATTCAACTCTTAGCATATCTAAGAAGTTCAGACCTAGATTAGATAATCTAGTGTTAGTTTGTGAGGTATTAAACGAGAAAAAAGGAGGAGATAAAGCTTCTTTTGATGCTCTTATAATAGAAGCTATATCTAGTTCTATTAACGATTATCGATATGCAGTAGAAAGAATAGAAAGGGGACAAAATGACATTTAACGAATGGTTAAAAGATAAAACATCAGAGCTAAATACAACTCGATTATATCTAGCCAATCAATCGGGTATAACTTACCGAAATCTACAGACAAGAAATAAAGGTAACCCACAACTCTCTAATCTTGTGATACTTTGTGAAGTTATGAACGGAATACAAAATGGAGATAAAGCTTCTTTTGATGCTTTATTAATCGAAGCGATTAAGGCTTGCTCCGATAAGTACAGAATAGCAGTAAAACGATTAGAGGATAGGAAGTAATGAACCAAGAAACAATGAAAAAAATGTTAGAACTTGCTAAGCAGATGGGAATCGATGCAGAGTATAAGCATGCTCCCGAAGCTGCGGATATTGATACGTGGGATCTACTACAGAAGAGCGAAGCAAAATATGATAAGGATGGAGAGTTAACGAAGCCTCCCAGGCCATATGCTAATCGAAATAACATAGCCCTAATACTGGAGAACGATCCTCTTTTTACTTCCCTCTGTTACAATGACCACGCTAACAAGGTTAAGTGGAACGATAGAGAGCTATGGGATCCAGATCTTGAGGAAATAGGATTACATATCGAGAGATCCTATAGAATAAAATATCCATCTGCAGATATAAAAAGAGCAGTTCTTAGAGTAGCCCATCAAAACCTAGAGGAAAGGATTAAGGATTGGCTAGAGGCTCTTCCGGAGTGGGATAAAGCAGAGAGAATCCATTCATTCTTCCATAATGTATTCCGAGCGGAGAGAGTACCTGGTAGCGATCTGATTATAGAGGAGATGTCTAGTAAGTGGTTTATCTCTTTAATAGCTCGAGCATTAGATCCAGGGTGTAAGATGGATACCTTCCTTATCCTCTGCGGTGAGAAAGGACTCGGAAAGAGTACAGGGCTTAGGAATCTTGTAGGCTCGCAGTGGTTTTCAGATAGTAATCTCGATATCGCTAAGAAGGATTCTCTCGAGTTAATCCATTCTACGGAAACTTGGTTATGGGAACTCGCGGAACTACACTCTCTTAGCGGTAAGACTGCGGATAACTTCAAAGCATTTATCTCCTCGAGTGAAGATAAGTTTAGGCCTGCTTATCAGCAATTTCCTAAGAGTTATCTCCGTAGAGTAGTTTTCGCAGGTACTTCGAATAATTACCAGTTCTTAACAGATGGCCCGGAGCGGAGAGTCTGGCCTATTACCTGTACAGGCCAGATAGACCAAGGATACATAAAAGCATGGAGAGAGCAACTCTTTGCGGAAGCCCTTGCAGCCTATCGAGAGCCGGAGAGCATCTTTCATCTAGAATGGGAATCCCAAAGAATGTTAAGCGAGCTGCAGCAGGCTTACATAATCGATGATCCTTGGACTATTCGAGTTAGACAGGCTCTACTCAGTGGACAGAATACAAGTGCTGAGATTATGGAGTTCTTAGATCTTCCAATCAATCAGCAGCATACTGGAAACGCTCGGAGGATTATGAAGATAGCGAAGGAATCCGGATACAAACAGATTAACAAAGATGGATCTCGAGTTTATATTAGGAAGTAATCTTCGAATACTGTATACTGATATCGAGTTTTGATGAATGAATGTTATAGGCTTAAGGGCTCGGAGTTCTCTCCGGGCTCTTTTTGCGTTTAGAATACTCTGCAGAACTTAAGTAATACTTGATAACCAGTAAGAAAAGTAAACCAGTATCCCTCAAATCTAATAAAAAATACAGATAGGTAATGAAAAATACAGATAGAATACAGATGATATACAGATGAAAACAGATACCCAAATATCTTATAACCCCCTACGATAGGGAACAAAGTACCAATATTTAACAGATATTAAGTAGTTTTTATAAGAAGTATATAAATAGAGGGGGGTATTTATATAATACTAGCAAAGAAGAGGCTCGAAGTACCCTAGAATAGTACATCGAGCCCACAGTAGCGAACGTATAAAAGTATTTAGTATCTGTATTCTATCTGTATTTTATCTGTTTCTATCTGTATTTTTGCTGTGTTATTACAATGTTATTACTCTGCTTCCAGTTTACGGATAGCCCTCTTAACCCATCTAGAAGCAGGACTCCCACCCCATAGAGCCCAAGCGATAGCAGCCTTACTCGTTTTATCTTGTCGAGCCTTGCTCTCTGCTTCTGCTTCTCCATGCCTAGCAAACCAAGCATCCATTAACTTTAACTGGGGAAGATCAACCTCTCCAGAGGCTAGCCTTCTCGCAGTTCTTACTCCGGTTCCTGGTATCTTCTTTCCTCCTTCCTCTTTGTACGATGCTCGTTTACTGATTGGAAGGGATAGGTTATAATC